TCGGTAGGAGTTGATACCGCGTCAACGTTCATTGCTTGTATTAACGCTTCTGCCATAGGTAACCAGTTAGCGTATTTATCAGGGAAGGCTGAACGTTGTACACCTTGAGCGGCTACAGCGCGATCGTATCCAGAAGGATTTTGGTTTCTAGGAGTCCAAGAGAACAAACCAGGAGTACCTGGAGCTTTACCACCTTTTAGGAATAATCCAGTGGACCCACCAATATCAGTACGAGTGGCATAATCACCCCAAGGTTCTCTTTGCTGATACCAACCTACAGAATCACGATCTCCGCCTTTTTGAAAGACGAGACTCGATTCTTGCATTACAGTGATTAATGCGGTTTCAATATCTCTAGTAGATCCGCCAAGAGCTTTTACAGAAGATGCCACCTTAAAAGCGTTATCAACTTGAGTTTGATTTAGAGTTACACCACCATATACACCACTATTAGGAGCCTCACCAGCAAGGCTAGAACTAGCAGGAGTGTTATTAGCTCTTTGTTGTAGTTGATTAGGTTCTAAACCCTCTACATTCTTTACATAAGTGAAAAAATCATTAGCGATCGTCCGGTCTTTGTCGTAAATAGAAAAACTACACGTAGAAAGGTTATTACCTTCGTTCAACGATACGCTAACGTCAATTAAACGACCGTCGCCCCAATTAAATTCATAAGTGCGTAGATCGCGATCGTCGCTATTAGCGATTTCTGTAGATCCAGCACCAATAAGAATCTTTGCGTAGGTCATTCTTTCAAAAATATCTTCTACTTATATAAGGGTAGCAACTACAATAACCAAGATACTAACTGTTGAGGTGATAGACCGTCTACAGATTGTATAACGCTTAAATCTATCTCTTCAAACCTTTTATCATCAAAAAGGCTAAACACTCCTTCTAATTGTTCAGCTTTAGCTTTTATACGCGATTCTAATTGGTCTGAGATTTCCAATATTTTTCCAGTGATTTCTTGAGTTGGATCAAATTCATCGATATTAAATTCATCTGCCAACTCTCTAAATACTGATGGGTTACCATACAGTTGGCTAGCGATCGTGCTTAATGTTTGACCAGCTTGGATGTTAACTAGATTTGCCATTATCTAAACGCCGCTAAAGGTTCTAATTGTTGCGATTCGATATTATAAGATCCAAATCTTCCTAACGTTTTTGTATTATCAGCCATATTGATTTCATCAGCAGAAGGAATCAATATTCTCAATCTATTGGCTGTATACTCAGTTCTAATGTCAACAGGGAACTTATTTAGATTAGCTCCTATATAAGCTAACACTTTTTTACGCACTTCTTCTTTCTGGCGATCAGTTAACGTAGGAGCCGGTACGGTATTAGTACTACTACTATTGTCATTATTATCGGTAGTAACGATCGCTGTATAATTTAATTTTGCTCGTCTAGTACTAAAAGCGTTTGGTAACGTAGAAGAAGGTACTTCAGTTAAGTTTATGGATATGTTACCGATCGCTGGTTCGCCATTTAATACGGAAACAGTTTCCCATCGCAAATCTTTTAATATAGCAGGTCCAAATACAAAACTACCATATACAAAAGTGATTAAAGGTGGTGTTAAGGATTGGGTGTTTGGTAACGTTAATCGTCCTAAACCTTCAATAAGTTCTCTAGATGATTTACCCTCACTATAGGTATCAAATAATAAATTATCTAAGGTCAATGTAGTACCGCTGGTATTTCGATAATACATTGGTTGAATGGCAGTGCCACCTACATTGACCTCAGAATAGTTTACGCTCTTATTGAATTTTAAGGTTTCCGGGTTAAATAAAAATTGATACAGCACCTCTCCGTTTATACCCGTCAAAAATGACCTACTATAAGTCTTAGTAACAGGGGGTAAACTTTCCAAAACGTCAGGGTTTGCTATAGGTTCCAATATCATTTTTTACCTACACTGCGTATTGTTGAGATAATCTACGTTCGATTTGTTGAATCACCATTTCAGCGATCTCAGAAGGGTTTTGGTTGGGTTGGGTATTTATAGTAATACCACCTAATGAAATATTAGAACCTCTGTTGTTTAGAAGAGCTTGCTGTTGATTCCTAGTTAAAATCAATTCGCTAGTATTAGCAATAATAGGGTTAGCACCAGCAGGCATCGCTTTGAGTTCTCTACTAAAGGCGTCTGGTATAAAACCTTCGGCAGCGTTACCCAGTTTTGGAATTCTAGGTATATCTATCCCAGGTATTTTATCAAGTAAAGAGGTAAGGAAATTGATCGTGCTGATAAAGGTATTAATATAACCTTGGAAACCTTGTTTGATAAGATCCCATCCTAGCGATGCTACCTCTTTAAGAGACTCTAACCCTGATAAAATGTTGGCTTTGATAGTTTCCCAATTGTTCTTAATTAATAAGAACACACCTACTAATAATGCTCCTACAGCCGCGATCGCTAGTATAAGAGGTGCGGTTAATGTTATACCAATAGAAGCCGCAAGTACGGCTAGACCTCCTAATATAGCACTGGTTAAACCACCAATAGCTCCTGTAGCTAAGGGTAATAGCATCAACGCGATCGCTGAACCGATTAGAACTCTAGCACCTGTTATATAAGTATTAGGATCTAGATTAATCAAAAAGTTGGCTAAACCTTTGACTACACCAATCCCTATTTCACCAAGTAATAGGAGCACCGATCCGTAATCTATTGATTTAATCAACGTCGATAATTGATCTAAACCCTCTTGAAGAATTTGACCAAATAAGGTGCCTGTAGTTGTACCAATAGCGCCCCAATCTAGCGATCGCATCATTGCTACAGCGTTATTGATTAGATCAGCGATCATCTTCCCTATATCAGGTATAGACAAATTATCTAAATTTAGAAAAGTGGATAATTTGTCGCTAAGATCCAAATTCAATCTACTAAAGTCGAGTTTGTTTTCGGTGTTGTTAAAAATCTGTAAATAGTTGGTGAACCGAGCTACAAAGTTGTTAAATTTATCGATACCATTTTTTAGACTAACCATTGGATCTAGTCCAAGGTTATTCAACATAGTGGTGATAATACCGTTTTTACCAACAAATAATTTAACGGTTTCAACTAAGGATTTATAGACACTACCACCACTAGAATCCAATTCTCTCATTATACCGAACAAGCCGGTAGTAGGGTCAAAGAATCTAGTATTAAAAACTTCTACAATACCAGACACACTTTGAGATAATTTATCGATCATCTCGTCTGATAATAAGACGTTTTTAAGTCCTGTTAGAGTTTTTACTCGTTCCTCTTGAGTAAATTGTTTCCACTCTTTGCCTAAGTCATTTTGAGCTTTTTCTAGCCCTTTCATAAAGGCTACATTGCCACCAAAGAAATCATATTGTCTGATTTCGTTTAGAGTGGCGTTGCCTGCTAACAGTTTTTCTGAGCCTAGTAATACTTTAGCTTGATCAGCTTCGCCACCTACAAATTTAAGTAACGATACAATATCAGTAGTAGCTTTCTCCCAATCTTTTACGTTAAGCGTTCCATCAGCGTTCTGAAAGGCTCTAGCAACGTCGTTAGCGATTACGTTAGATAGGGCCAAATACTCTTTGGTGGCACCAGGAAGGACCGCAGCAGCATCTACTAGCTTCTTATTTAGAGAAGTAATATAATCCTCAGCTACGGTAAGGGAAATATTACTAAATTCAGCCGTAAGATTGTTTGCGGCTTTTAGAGCGGACATACTAACGCTGTTGGCTTCAGAAAACGCTCTAGTCATACCAATACCGCCAGCGATCGCAGCAGCACTACCCGCTATAATGCCGCCTAAGGCTACACCACTTGCAGCACCTAATAGGTTAAACCCTTTGGAACTAGCCGCAACATTTCTTTGTAGACCTTCGATGACTCTAGACGCTTCATCTTTTGCGATCAGTACGGTCTTAACAACGTTATTTAACATCTTTGCCCACTCAAATTATGTTGGGTTCCCATTCAAAATTGCCAGCCATAGAGTTGACCATCTTCTGTCGTTCAGCTTCTTCGTATGATAACCGTTCTAATACTTTGGATCGGTTGAACACTTCAGTATGGTAAATAGCCTCTGATACAGGCATATCTAATAATCTAAAATACGATTCAGATATGCAACCACCAGAGACTATAACTAACAACGCTACAAAGTCAGCGATCGCGTAAGTGCGACCTTGACAATCAAATATTAGTTGCTTTTTCGTTGAGATATTCAAAGACAGATTGAAAGTTAGCTAGGCCAGCGCCTAACACCTCCACGTCCTCTACTGATATATCATCACAGAACTGGTCAAAATCCGTAACTTTATAAGGTTCTCCATTCTTTTGGTGAATGCACAATGAAATAACTTTCATCGCCACACCTAACTGGGTTTTAACAAGAGGATCTTCAGAATTAGTCCAACTTTCTAATTCCATAAATGCTCTGACTTTAGGTTCTTTCATCCCGTATTCGGTGCCGTCTTTTATTTTGACAACAACCGAACCGTCCGATAGTTCTTGTACTTTAATATGGTTAGAAGACGACATTGTTAGACCTATTTAGAAAGAAATTAAACAAACGTATGGATGAACGATCGCTCTCATATCACAACAAGAGCGATCGTCCTTTTAGGCTATTGCCATTTATAATCGTCTAGAGAGAACTTCACCTCTAGTCTAGAAGCTGTGTCACCAGCTCCAGTGTCCATACCTTGCATAATGGCGATCTCAGAAATTCGACAGCCGTATAGATACAGAACGCGATTACCTCTGAACTCCACATCGTTGGTTCTCTTTACAAAGCGTACTTCACACTGAAATTCATCACCGGCTTTCATACGTTGAGCCCAATCGTAGGCTGCAATATCTTCAGCATCTTCAGGGGTGATAGTACGAGTGATAGTCACTTCTTCAAGGCTGCTACTACCAGAGGCAGTAAAACGCTTACGATTAGATTGACCGTCACTATATTGAGCCCGAGAAATAGTCTCTCTTAAGCCTGAGAATGTTTCCCAGGCTCCAGGAACGCCTGTTACCGTAAACAGGCAGTCGGCGTTGGTGACTGGATTCTTGCTAGCTAGCTTTACCATTGATTTGATTCCTTGTTAGTACGTTGATGTTAATTAGAAACTTGACCAGCAGCAGCCGCATCTTGGACAGCTCCCAAGTTAACGCGAATGGTGTTTACAAGCAGCTTCTCCAAGATGGGAGAAGGTGCTGCATACACTTCAAGTAGCACGTTGCCGTTCTCTAGATCGTCAAGTTGATTGTTCTCCAAAGAACACTTGACCGCATAGGCATCAGCTTCAGTGGCCCCAAATAGAGCCTTGCCTAGCCATAGTCTGCGACACACAGAGTTGGCAGTACCTTCGATACGCTGGAATAGGATAGAGAATCCGTCAATCGTACTGAAAATATCGTAATCAAATGCTCCTCGTAAGGTGCCATTCAACACGTTCATAATCACGCGGGTATGCACAAAGGTGTAGTAGCTATTACTAGAACGAGTACGAGCCGCCCACGATACAACACCAATGTTCAGTAAAAATCGCACTAAGTTGATACCTAGAGGATTTAATACCGATTGTTCAGTATTGGTGAACCGCTTAGTAACATTTATTACGCCAGCAATAGGATAGTTAGCACCAGCGGGAGGTTCTTGGAAACCTTGTTGACGATAACGCTTAGTGGCAATACCAGCGATCGCTGCTGAACTAGGAACGGTATTACCTTCAAGGTCTGTTAGGTAAGGAGCATAGAACGCTAGGTGACCTTGAGCTGTAGCATATAGCTGACCTTCAGCTTGTACAGCGGCAACGGTGTTCTGGTTAGGAGCGCAATCTACAAGAGCTACCCAGTCGTAATCCTTGTCGGCGGCGAGGTTTTCCATAGCCACACCTACAGCTTGACGAGCAACGGATGTAGAGAGATTTTGGAAAGCTTCAGGTGCAATAATGAAACCTTGCTCTAGATTGCGACCACCAATAGTATCAAAGGTTTTTTCGATCGCGTAAACGTAATCGTAAGAGTTAGGTAGAGAAGCAGGAGTAATGTTGGCGATGGTCAACAAAGCGTTAGTGGCAGCTACCGTTAGTGATTCTTCAGGGTCAGAAGACCGAATGATGAATTTATTAGGTGCGGTAGATGTCGCAACAACTTCGTCACCAATGTCAGAAGAACTAATAGAAGCAATGAATTTAGCAACAGCTTGGGTAGGTGTATCACCTACTACAATATTAGTATCAACAGCTTCACCGTTAATAGTAATAGTCACTACTTGAGTGGTAGGCGAACCTACGGTGACTTCAAAAACAGGAGCGATCGCTGTTCTGATAAAATACAGCTTACCTTGGCGATCATTACGAAAATACAATTTGACTGAATTAGTGGAAGCTGATGCACCAAATTGGTTTGTAAAATCTTCCACATTGTTGACTAACGTAGGAAAATTATAGTCGCCTTCTTCAGACGAACCAATCATATATACAGTCGAAAAAGAAGCTAATTCAGGAACTCGATAACCGCCAGTCGTCTCAGTAATGAAAACGCCGGGTCTTGTCAGGTTGGCAAAGGCTAAGTTTGACATTTTAGTAACTCAACAGTAATTAAAAAAACAAACACAACAAATCAAACAACACTATCAGGAGGCGATCGCGTCATCCACCACCTCCCTCAGACCCAGCGTTTAATTCATACCGTACTAAAGAAATGCTATTGTTACTATCCAAAACATTGTCATCAAAGTCCCCTATATCAGACCTGTATGTATTGATACCAATATTTCTTACTTCGACACTGGTATCAAGGTCAGGATCTACCAATGCAAATTCGTCAGGTAAATCGTACTCTGTCACTTGAAAATCTATTAAATATTCTACGTTCACATAAATTATCCAATCGTTTTGTTGACGTTCTTCTCGTTCAATGACAATTGGATAATCAATCTGTGTAGACTGAATAGATCTAATTCCTTCAGCACCTCCACCAAAATTTAACATAGGCGATAACTGAAGAAATTGAGCCAGTCGTTCAAAAGCGCCAACGTTTAATCCATTATAAGGTAGTTGGCTTGGTAATCGATATTTTAATTGAAATCTAAATTTACCAAGACCCGTTACAATATTGGTGGAAATCTTTGTATATACCAGTTCGTATGCTGGTAACACCGTTAACGTGCAAGCATAACGATTAGTTTCAGCTTGCCAATGTTTAGGTGGATCTAAATCTTCAGAACCTATATAAACGTTGGCGGTGATGAAATTTTTTAATGCTGCTGTAACTGTAGAAATATTACTCGCCATTAATCGTAGTCCGATCTGATGATAAGTTCCCAACGAGTTATATCGTCGTCTATAACTGCTAACACATAAGCTTTTTTATCGTAAGATGTGATCTGATCGCAATTGATAATAGGATTCACATATACGTCGATACGCTTAGATGTTTTAGTGTTACCAAAATAGGCGATCGTTCCTTCTAGAAATTTATTAATTTCAGGAACTCTACCTAAAATCACACGGTAATCATTTTTGGTTACTGTTATACCAGCCCCTACTTGAGAAAAAGTAAGCCCTACTTGACGATCAGACACCCTACTTATATAAGGATGGCTAACGTGTAAATCGTTATACGACGAAGAGATCGCTCCATCGATGCTTGTTATAGTCTCAATGCGAAATAAAATGGCTGATAATCGCTGAGGTACACCTAATCGAGCTTCGATTTTGCCAGCAATAGTGTCTTCGTATTTAGATAGACGTTCAATTAAAGTCATTATCCAAATCCCTTGTTGATTTCACGATTGAGTCTATCAGCAATGCGATCGCTTAACGCGTTCTCTGTACGGCCTATAAGGTCCATTCTGGCAAAAACATATTGACCATAAGGTACGTCGTTATAAAGCTCTACAGAGCCTCGTGACACCCTCTGGGACCATCCTTGTTGTAGTCTACCAGTGTCTACTGGTGTCATACCTTTGTAGATTGACAATTGCTCTCTGCCAGCTTCGTGTAGCACTTTATTCACTAGCGATCGCATCTTTTTACTAGGACTACCTTCAAATAACGGTCCTGTAGCAGAGATAACAATTGTCATAATCTTACGCCGATCTGAAAGATGTTTGCACGATCATATTTTGATACTTATTGTGTACGGCTTGTATACCAACAGCCGTTTCCAAATCTTTAACCAAACTGAAAGCTAAAAGATTGAGATGGCGAAGCTTTTTAGCGTGATCCAATTTGATGCCCCTCATATCGGTAACCATTAAATCGTCTTGTTCCTCAAAGTTTGAGTACATACGATCTTCTATGTTATTCAAACGGGCAATAATACCATTCACTCTAGAAGCTTGAGATTCGTTGGCATCTACTAAATTCAGTTGGTTAGTCAAAGTTTTGAGGTAGGTTTCGTCTAACTCTACGTTGGTAGGAACACCTAAATAAAACCTTACGCTGTTACGATTAACGGCCATAGTATAATCTCAAAATTAGGTATAGGGGAAGTCTCTAAGAAACTCCCCCTAGAACAACCGAACTCTATTGAGTGATCGCATTCAATACGGCTACCGCAGCCCGACGCTCAACCACCAATTGAGGTTTGACAACGATCGCAAACTGAACGGCATCAGGATTAGTACGAGCAAGCTCAACCATCTTGAAGTTTACACCTTCAGCAGGCTCTTCATCGCCAAACGCATTCAACGATTCGACGTAAGAGTATAGAGCGATCTCTGACTCATCGACGAAATACAAAGTGTTAGCGGGGCAATAGGGGTCCATAAAGATAGGACGACCTTCAAAGGAAAGACCAGTGTAACCAACATCAGCTACACCACCACCAACCGCAGTAAGTTCGCTAGAAGCTTGGAAAAGCTCTTTGTACTTAGTAGCGATCGCAGGAGTAGTGTAAATGGCGGTATAGTTGCTGTTAACACCGAGGGTAGCTCCACCGATGATTTCTTCACTCATCTTGAACAGAAGAGCTTGAGTCAAAGCTCGGTTACTACCGTGAGTGTTAACGTAGTTAGACCACTTGGAATAGGTAGCAGGGTTGATGCTGGCATAACTATCAGTAGACAGACCAGAGGTTACAGCAGTATGCAATTGATTCAAACCAACCATACCAGCACTGGCAGCAAGGCCGTTACCAGTATAAATAGAGGTCGCTACTTGACGAAGAAGGGCTCTCATACCAGTACGACCAGCATAAGCTAGAAGATTGGCAAGAGCACCTTCACCGTTAGCTGCGGCTTCAGCCATTTTGGTAGTTTGAACCGTGAACGTATGACGAAAACGGCTAGTACCAATAGCAAGAGTCGCAGGAACGACAGCACCTTCGGTAGAATCGGTAGTAGCAGCGCTAGTAACGGTTTCACCCGACACTGCCGCACCACCCACATCGGCGTTCCACTTTACAGCGGTTTGTGCGATCGAACGTTTTTGAAGACGTGAAAGCATCGGATACAAGTCATTGCCTTGCACGTCAGCGATCCGAGGTTGAATAGCGAGGTTAAGAACACCCGCCGAGTAATTGAAAGCTGTCATTGTTTTTGTCCTTGATTAGGTTAAGATTACTTAGTTCGCAAAGATTCCACTAATAGCTGGTCCAGTGATTTGGGTTTTTCAACTTTAGGTTGTACATTCCCACTCGTAGACCCATTACCTTGGACCGTTGATGCAGGAGGTACAAATACTGCTCCATCATCTGAAGACAAAAATTCGTCGATAACTTTTGTCAACGGTTGAGCTACATCACCGTTCTTCACATACCACTTGCTGTCTTCCTCAACAATTTTGTCTCCGTATACACCCAGAAGATGTTTACGAAGAATGTCGGGTGCTTTGATTTCACGCTTGCCCAATGTAGCCATAAGTGCGTTTTCTCGCTTAAGCGCGATCGCACTTTGTTTTTCAGCTTCACGTTCGTTCTTTAGCGCTTCTAACTCTTGTTGAAGTACAGAAAGTTGCATAGACTCGGGATTAGTCGTAGTCTCTTTTGTAGACGGTTGTTGAAGTTCAGAAAAACGACGATCGTTTTCTTTGTTCATCTTGACCACTACACCGTTGATAGAGGCATTCATTTGTTCTACCAAAGAAGTCTTTGTAGACTCAACAACCTCGTTAATCAACTGAATAATTTCTTCACGTTCCATCGGTTTACACTCTCTATAATGTTTATAGGACTTTTTCTTTTTTGTTAGGGAAAAGAAACAAACCCTCACTGGTAGTTTAACGTCATACCACAGGACTCGACATCAGAATCTCTTGTTGAATAGTAGATCTCATATCAGCGGTCGCTGTTTTATTCAACGAAAGAGAAATACGTTCGTAAAAAAACCGTAAAGCAGTTGGTGACAGATTATCAGCAATAGGGATGATAGAGTTAGCGATCGCTACGTCAGTTTCTAAATCGTCCGTATCAAATTGGTTTAATCCACTTACAGAAACCTGAGACACGGCTTGGCGATCGCCTAACGCTTCAGCTACTTTTGTTAAAATGTTTTGGTAGAATTTTGTGATCAAACTTCCGTAGGAAATAAGGAATAACTCAAAGTCAGAAGCGTCCATTTTTTTAGATGCCGCCGCTCTTACCAATGCCGATCTAGAAGTATCACCTGCTGCTATACAAACAAGATTGTTGATCTGAGTCTCGATCGCTTCTAACAGTTTCATATTGGTAGCGATCGATGTACCTTCAATTTCTTCAAACTTGAAAGAGTTGGCTGTGATTACGTGTTGGTTATCAGACTTTACTTCATCCACTACTACAGAATAATCATCATCTTTTCTTTCAATAGGTGTTAGTACTCGTTGTACATAACCAGATGACAAAGCCGTATCAGTGAGGGAATTTTCAACGTTTAGAAATTGCTTTAATTTAAGATAAGCATTGCCAGCAGCATATTGTTCGTCAGAGATATGCAGTTTGACTACAGGAACCGAACTGAACCCGTGTGCGATTTCTGAATACAAAGGAATTTCTACATCATCAGTAAAAGGTATAATCTTACTGGTTCTAGGATCGTATAGATGCTTTATTTGACCATCTTTTAGAATGACAAAGGCTTTGTACTCAACGATCTTTTCAGCGTCGATAAATCGCCATATTGCTTCTGTGTAAGTTTCACCAAAAGGTGTTGATACCTGATTCAGTACCAGAAATTTGTACCAGCCCTCTCCACTGTTTAATAGTTCAGTAGGCTTATAAGTAACCAAGAACGCCTTGTTGAGCCCTAGAGATACCTCCTGAGCCCTATTCAAAGGAGTCACCTCAACTTTGGGTTTGTCAATCTGTACGATCGCTGTCTGATTTAACAGCAGGTCTTTTAGTACATTAGACAAAAACGTTTTCTCGTCGTTACCTTTAACGTCGATATTCTCACGAAAGGATTGCCAAGATTCTATAAACGAATTGGATAAATTACTAACCAGTATATCACCAGTTGAAAAACGTCCTAAAACTTTTGAAATAACGTGCGATAAAATATTAGTATAGACAAAGCGCTTAAGTCGCAATTGGTATAGTTCAAGATCCTCATCTAATCTTTTTAGGAGAAATCTATCTTTTTGAGCTTCTATATAACGTCCGCCTTTGAATAGAGTCTCAATCTCTTCTAAAAACGATTTGCGATCGTTATAGTCAGGATCTTTACTCTGTAATTGCTTTATGGTCAAAACTTCAGGATAAATCATATAAAGTCCTAAACCGGATCTTCGTCGTCGTTTTTGATTAAATACGAATGCGGTAACAGTTCTGGATGATCCATAGCTAACTTACCACAACCGTATAAAAAGGCGTCAATTCTGTGGTCCTGCTGTTCAGGTGCTATATTCTCAGTTATATTACCCAAAAGGTCTGTATGCCTATGGTAAGATTCAATTTCGTCCCAAAAAGCTTGTTCTGATCGGTTGATTAAAATACGATCGCACTTAAAGGAAGCGTTTAATATCTCAGCTCTCTCTTTAGGACTAGGTTTATTACGACGAACTAATATGGTTTGCTTCAGTCCGCCTTGCCTAAACGTTTTTACAAGATCAGCACGATCATCAGGGATAAAAATACGTTTTACATCTCTAAGACAATGGTGCTGTAGCGATGTAGCAATATTTAATAGATCGTCTGACGTATAGGGGCCGTTATTAGGGTTATAGAAGGTTTTATATATTCTGAAAATGCGATCGTCTCCAATACCAAAAAGAACCATAGCAGCGTTAGTAGTGCCAGGGTCCACTCCAATATAGAAAAGATTGGAATCCTCTAACGATAGATCGCAAAAATGCTTGTCTTTGTTAGCCTCAGTACAAATCTTTCCAGCAAAATCTTCAAAGTTGGCGAGAAATTCTTGTTTGAATAATCTTTCAGGTAATGTAAGTCTAGCACGTTCGATTTCAGAGCGATTAATAAAAGGATTGTCCGATGTGTGCTTTGAAAAAAAAGTCCAGTCGTCTAAAGTTTTTGTTCGTAAGTATAACTGATATAGCGTGTTACGATTTTTACCTTTAGGAGTACCAGTAAGAGTGGCACTTGATCCAGGTGTATCCGCCATTGCTGGCATAAGTGTAGCATCGATCGCTTCTATACTTTGAAAATCTTGAACTTCATCACAAAGCAATTTGTATATTTTTAGACCTCGAAGTGCATCGCCTCCGTCATTGAAACCTCGAATTAAAATATCAGGTTTGCCATCAATAGAAATACGATAATCAGAACGATCTATTTTAACTCCCGGTTTTCCATCTAGAAGGCTGCACAACGGCTTAAAGAAAATTTGTCTACCTTGCTTAAGAGTGGGCGTTACTAAGGCTACAACGGGCTGTGAGATAGGACTGATGCTTTTATCGTAGGCTAGTGAAGCAGCGATCGCTTCAGCAATGGCAACATACGATTTGCCGAATCTTCGTCCACTACAAACAACACGAAAACGCGAGGGACAAAAAAAGATGTCACGCTGGGCTTTGTGTAGCTTGATGTCTAGTTGAGCCATAGTTTAGCGATCGTTTTTGACCAATCGATTTTTCAAAAAAACAACGAAAATGACAAATGCTCTTTCATTTTGAACGCAGAAATCGCTGAAACCATTGATATACGGTGGGGGGTCCGGTCAAATTGACCTAATCGATTGTCCAAAATGAAAAAAAACAACCTTAAAAATACGATCAATCATCGATTTCTTGATCTCTTTCCTCGGTAGATCCAATGTTTAGAGTGAACGTAATATCGTCATCATTCTGTAAACGAGGTAGAAAGCGATCTAATACC